TCCAAAACCTCTTATTATCATGTAGCTGACAGGTGTATCTCCATTAGCCTGAACTATAAAGTTTGAATTTCCAGGATTACCAGTATCGCTAAAGAAAGATGCTTCTCTAAATGTTGTATAGACTCCTAGATCAACAGGATTTAAAGCTTGGTCATATTGTTGAAAAGAAAGATATGCTCCACTCGCCCAAAACCATTCTTCTAGATTTTTATAGTAATTACCTACCCCTAATCCATTTATATATGTAGCATTTATAAGATTTCTATCTGAACTTCCTGGTTCACCATCTCTAACAATGTTTATATCAATCTCAGCTCCTGGATAAATTGGAGAATCAAATCTAATCAAAGCAGCACCTCCGTAATCTGCTGTGGGCATGTCTATAACTGTTTGATCGTTATATAAACCATTGTAATATGGAAGTGATGCACCAATACTTGTTGGGGTTCCAGTATATCCAGTTGGCAAACTTGCAAAATACCCTCTTACATTAAATATAAATACATCATTAGGAGTATATGGACTTGTAGTTCCATCATCATCCCATGTCAGTTGTAGTAATATATAATCTAATGCTCCTGGAGATCCAGCAGTTATAGTGTCATTTAAACCAGCTGGTATTGTGACTGGACCAGTCCATGTTGCAGTTGCTAAATTCACATCACTAGTCCACTCGTAAGTTGTTGCAGTTAGTATCCTTATAGCAATCCTTCTGTCATTATTAGCATCAGTAGTAGAGTTTGCGATACTTGCAGTTAATGATGGTGTAGTTGTTTCTATAGTATTATCACCTGTAGAAGAATAAAAAACAGGCGTAGTATTTACTGTAGCAAATTTAGTTTTTACTGGATTTGGAGTATCAGCACCGCCTATACATATACCTCCGATGTCTGGCCCCCTACCTGTTCCAGAATAAAATGCGGTATATGTATATCCAGTGCTTAAAAATGAAGAACCATCTGTCTTTATTTTAAAATACAAGCCTTCAGGAGCACCAGATAAAAAACCAGCTTCTTTTACGTCTAATTCTAATACCTTAAATCTATAAGAAGAAAATGTAGCAATCTCATTACTAGATTTTATTGCTATATATTTCCCTACAATTATTTTGTCTCTATCTGATTCATTTATTTCAAAATACCTGAAATTGCCATCAATTAAAAAGCCTTTTGGAAATATAGTATAATAATCACCAGTAGGTTGTTTTATTGCTATTCTAAAATTAGTAGCCCATTCAGGAGCTTCGTTGTTTATAGTTAACTTAAATGTATTTGATTGATTAGAAACAGAGGGAGGTACATATATGCCATTGTTTTCAGATGTCAATACAGTTGTCATTCTACCATACTCATCTGTATATATAATACCTAATTCATAATCTCTGTCTGACCTAAAAGTTTTTTGTCCTACATTTGGAACTGATATTGGATATGAAAGAAGATCAACAGTCATGTCAATCAATATATCGTCTCCATTAGCATCTACAATATCTCTAAACTGTGTGTAGTTTCCATACACTATCCTATTACCGATAAGTTCTTGTGCCTTAGCCCTTAATGGTACGTTATCAAATAACCTGTTTATTTGAGATACATCAATAGCTGTATATACCTTGTTGTTTGAAAATGTTATGCTTTGTATGGTATCGTCATTCCATCCTAACTCACTCTTGTTGTATGAGTCTATTAGGTATGTTGTAGTTCCAAATGTATCGTAAAATACAACTTGTATTTCTTCAACATATTCATTACCAGTATTAAACGATATCTCGACCTGGTTATAGGCGTTCTCCATACCGATATTGTCACCAGTCTCATAATCGTATCCAAATGTTTTAGCCTGAAAGGCTACAGCTGAAAATGGAGACATAGAGCTATATTGACTATCTACATACTTATATCTATATGCAAAATACACAAACTTCTCTTCTAAATTTACTGATGCTTCATCAGCAGTATTTACAGACATCTCTATCTTTGGAGAGTCTAATGGCGGTCTTAATATAACATTAGTATCAATATCAATGTTAGGATCATCATCTGCCCACAACTTTGCTCTTGATATGTTTATTCTTTTAGGTGGATTTAGATTGTCAGTCCAAAATAAATATGGACCTAAATCTCTAGATGCAGGTATGTAGTTTATACCTGTTACAGCATATATCTTACTGAAGTTCAATTGACCAGTGGTACTTAATAATATCTTACTGGTAACACCACTTATCTCATTATACTCAAATACAGCATCAAAGTTATCACTTGTAACAAGCCAATATATTAAATTCTCTGGCTCGTATGATACAGCACCTATAGCTCTAGCATTTGAAACTGTTAGCCCTGTTACAGTGGCTATATCTGATATTAAAGAGTTTCCTTTTGAATTTTGAATAGACCCTATATTAGATCCCTCAGCACTATCTAAGGTTATATTTAATGCATCTAAATACTGACCATTGGGGAGTAGTTTCTCCTCAAGGTCTTTATTCATTTTGCCATTAACAAATGTTCTGTTTAGATTAATCATTTTATCTGCTTATCTTTACCTCTTAATGACATCAGCAATCTAGCTGGATGTAAATTACTCATCCTTATTCTTGCGTTTCTAAGAGTAGCTGTTTTTTCTCTTCGTACTCTATTTACGATGTACTCTTGAACGCCATATTTATTGTTAAGTAATGCCCATTTAATATAAGCGTAAAGATATTCTTCTGCAAGTTTGTTGATTGTGATAAGAGAGTCATCACCATTCTCCATTCCATCAGATATATATTCAAACACAATTGTTTTGTTCTCTACGCCTGTAGAAAAATCAATTACACCAGCAGCTTTATTTATATGAAACTTTGGGTTTACGTTTGCCTCTTCAGTATTTAAACCAAACCTTTTGCCGAAGTTATACCCAAAATACCAATCGCCATCCCAATAATAACCATATTGTCCTTGATATGGACCCATTCCAGTATATAACTGTTTGTCTTGCCTTAATATATCAAGTCTTGAGGTTCCAGTGACAATCTCTCCATTAACATCAAATACAATATCAAGATTATTATCTTGCAAGTAAGATGTCGCTGACATTGGAGTTCTATTTTCAACAAGTGGAAATAATACCCCATTATTTAACATTGATATACGTACATAGTTAACATAGTCTGGAGGCATAATCATTTTTAAATCATCACCTAATTCAAACTCTATAACCTTTATATTTCTTAAAGCATCATAATTAAGCTCTTGTACAGCTCTTTTAGCATGGAATAAAACATTGTATCGATCAACATTATTAACAAGCTTATCATTACCTACATACATAAGCATAAAGTTGTTCACTATGTCAGCTAAACTAACATACTGATAAGAACCCCAATTAGAATCTGTAGGTATTATTCCATTATTTGTATAGTATTGATAATTAGTTATATATCCCATCTGTTATTGTTTTTGCTGAGTATCTTGTATCTCCTGAGTCTTTGCAATTTGAACAATATCTTGCTCCCTTATAGAAACACCACAATACCCTAGAATCTTTACAACTAACATTGTAAACTCATCTCCAGACACTTCAAAGTCTTGATAGTCAGGAGCTGATGGATTGAATAATGGATCTGAATCTCCAGCACCCATAGCCACATAAGTCCATTTAGGATCTAATGGGAATCTTAAATAATATGCAGATACAGCAGTAGTAGGGTTAGGATAAACAATAAGTCCATTTTCATCATATGTATATACTGGATATGATGTTGTGGGAGCTGTAAGATTTGAGCTTAATAAGTTTAATATTTTTTTATGTGATACTTTTTCAACCTCTAAAGAGTTATAAACAAGCTTATCTAAAAGATACATATTTGCTGGTGTATTAAAATGAGTTCCAGAGTATGTTAAATTAGAGCTAGTATAAAATATATCCATACCTTCAGCTATTCTTTTAGGAACATCCGTATACCCTTCTCCGTATGCTCTACCAATTCTCTTAAGATAGGCGTTTGAATACTGCTGCATATAGTTCTCAAAGATTTCTCTTTGTGCTTGCTTGGCAAACAAATTGAACTCGAATGGTGTTATGTATCCTCTATTGTCCTTGCTTAATATAGATAGAACGGTATTTCTAACTTCATTGATCATGGAGTGTCTTTTTACAAAGATAAATAAAAAAAGGCACTTC